GATGAGAAACCAAGTTATTTCCCTTTACGATTACACGGGCGAGGCTTTGCGTCCATGGGCCGAGGCTGGTTATCAGTGTTTCGCCTACGACATCCAGCATGACGGTGAGCGGACGGAAGGCAACATCACCTACGTCCACGCCGACCTTTACAATACGGACACGCTTCTTGAGATCATCGGCCGCCATGGGACGGAGGCGTGTTTCATGTCCGCGTTCCCGCCTTGCACCGACCTTGCTGCGTCTGGTGCGCGGTGGTGGTCCAAGAAGGCGGAGGCCAATCCGTTGTTTCAGGACGAGGCCGCTGCCCATGTTCAGCGTTGTATGCTTGTTGGTCAGGCGTTGGGTTGCCCGTTCTACATTGAGAACCCCATCGGTGCGTTGACGCGCTTGTGGCGCAAGCCGGATCACAAGTTTGATCCGTGCGACTACGGCGGGTATCTTCCGCGTTGGCCAGATGTTATTCCCCCGCGTGACGGTTATCGGAAGAAGACTTGTCTCTGGACAGGTGGCGGTTTCAAGATGCCGCGCCAGAATGCGGTAGCGCATAAGACGCTGACGTATGACCGAGCTGATCCGAAGAAGGCGGGTAACTTCTCTCCGGTTGCTGGCAAGACGGGTGGCAAGTCTGCGAAGACGAAAAACATCCGCAGTGCTACCCCGCGTGGATTTGCGAAGGCGGTGTTCTTGGCGAATGCCGACTATTCGTTTGAGGATGACCGGATGGTTTTGGGTGGCGTTCGTAATTATGGAAACGGTGTTATCGTGAAAGGACTGATTGACTAATGAAGACGATCTGCAAGACTTGTGGAGGTAATGGTTACGTTGCTGTTGACGTGCAGGACGATGGAAAGGGGCCGGCTTACGACGACTGCCCCACGTGCCACTGTGAAGGAGAAGTCGAAGATGGACTTATGGAAGCGCATCAAGCGCAAAGAGAACTGGGAGAGTAGGATGGGACCGGAATACTTTTTGTTAATCTTCGCCGGGAGCGTAATCTCCGGCATCCTGATGTACTGGTTTTAGTTGAGCCAGTTAACAACGGTTGACCTGTTCTCCGGAATAGGCGGATTTGCCCGTGGCCTCGAAGCCACCGGGCATTTCCGGACCACCTGTTTCGTGGAGCAGGATCCGTTCTGCCAAGCGGTGTTGAAGCACCACTGGCCCGATGTGCCTATACTGGATGACGTAAGACATGCCCGACAATTCGACTTCCCCGACTCCCGACCCGACCTTGTTTGCGGAGGATTCCCTTGCCAGCCGTTCTCACAGGCAGGAAAACAGCTCGCTCAAGACGACCCCCGACATCTCTGGCCTGAGATGCTTAGAGTTATCCGGGAACTCCGGCCCACTTGGGTTGTTGGAGAGAACGTTGTTGGGCTCATCAAATTGGGCTTGGACGAAGTACTCTCTGACTTGGAAGGCGAAGGCTACGCCACAAGGACGTTTAATATTCCAGCTTGCGCGGTTGGAGCCCCGCACCTCAGACAACGGATCTGGGTTGTTGCACACGCCGACAGCGAAAGCGAACCAGACGGCACCTTCGATGGTAACGCGGGGCAGCGGCAACTGGGTTTTGAGTTTTTGGCCGACTCCGACGACGGAGGCCAAGAGCGACACGCACAACGTCCAGAACAGGATCGACAAGGACAAACAGGTGATGCTGTGTCATGCGGTTCGTCTGTACCCGACTCCGGTCACACCGACCGGCGGCGGCGACAGAGCCGGAACGGGGACTTTGAATTACATGGCGAGGAGTGGCCAGCTAACCGACCAGAAGAGTGGTGGGAGCTTGAACCCGATGTGGGTCGCTTGGCTGATGGGCTACCCAACCGAGTATCTCAACTCCGTGCCTTGGGAAACAGCATCGTCCCGCAGATCGCGCAAGAAATCGGACAAGCAATAAAGGTTGCACATGACTATTAGCCACCTATTCAATCCCGTTGAAAACGCCAACCTTCGGGTAATCAGCTTGGGCGCGGGTGTTCAGTCCACGGTCATGGCACTGATGGCTGAAGCTGGGGACATTGGTCCGGGGCCGGACTGTGCTGTATTCGCAGACACTGGTTGGGAGCCCAAGGAGGTTTACGACCACTTGGATTGGCTCGAAGGCCAGCTATCCTTTCCCGTGTACCGCGTACAGCGGGGCAACATCAAAGAGGATTTGGAGGCTGATCTCAACACCACGGGTCATAAGTTTGCGTCGATACCGTTCTTTCTAATCAACAAGGACGGCACGAACGGCATGGCCCGACGACAATGCACCAGTGAGTACAAGCTTAAACCCATACGCAAGAAGGTTCGTGAGCTTGCCGGGTTGAAGCCCCGCCAGCGCACACCGAAGGATTTTGTCGTGGAGATGTGGATTGGCATATCCAAGGACGAAATGATGCGGGTAAAGGACAGCCAGGATTCGTGGGTAGAGAACCGCTGGCCGTTGCTTGAGAAGGAGATGAACCGGAGGGACTGCCTTCAGTGGTTCAGCGACAGGTATCCGGACAGAATGTTGGCCAAGAGCGCGTGCATTGGTTGCCCGTTCCATAACGATCACGAGTGGCGGCGGATCAAGGATCAGTTTCCCGATGAGTTTGAGGAAGCCTGTCAGATCGATGAGAAGATCAGAGATGCGGAGGGACGGTTCCATGGAGCGCGGTTCCTTCACGCTCAACGGATTCCACTGCGCGACGTGGACTTCAGAACGGCTGAAGAACTGGGCCAGGGTGAACTGTTCAAAGATTTGATGCAGAACGAGTGCGAAGGAATGTGCGGTCTATGACCAAATACGAGACTATTGGTGAATGCAATCCGCGATACGGCTATGGGCGCTGGACGTTGACGCCAGAGTCCTCAAAAGCCGCAAACAAACTTGGCATGAGAACCCATGAGTTTTTGCAGACGCACGTCGATATGGCGCTCCATGATGAGATATGGCTGTTTCATCGAAAGATTGCGACGGGGCACTACGAACTGGTAGTGGCGGAGAAGCACAGGAGAAAGTGATGCAGAACAGGATCAACAAATTGATAGAGGTAATGGAAAGGGCGCAGGATCCGGACTGTAAAGAGTTCTGGAAACGAATCATCGACTACTTTTATGTGAAACACGTTGAAGAAAGTGTAAGAAAGGAAGGACTAAAATGAAGTTTTTTGATTGGCTACTTGGCAGGGAAGAACCCAAGCCCAAGCCCAAAAAGATGCAGCGTGTCGCGCTGATGCCGGTTCCGAAGTGGACACACGCCGGCAAGAAGGGCAAGACGATCTACTGCCCTCACTGCAAGGGCTCAACGCACGTGTTCAACTTCGCGTGGTCAGCACTGGTTTGTCCGTCATGCAAGGCGGAAGTCAACAAGTACCTGTGGCTGATTTCGAAAGATGTCCAATGAAATGGGCAATTAGAACCTGCTTCGCGCTGGCGGCGCTACTCGTAGCACTGCTCATAGGGCTGGTAGTACCGATACCCGCTTTAGCCAGTGGGGGACTTTCCGCCGGGGACGACAAAGGCGGATTGTGCCTAGCCGAAGCGATGTACTACGAGGCTCGAGATCAGGGTTGGCGCGGCATGTTGGCCGTGGGCGTTGTAATTCAGAACAGGGTCCGCGATGACCGCTATCCGGATACGGTGTGCGGCGTCGTCAGGCAAGGGCGCTATCGCAATGGCAACCCGGTCAGGCACAAGTGCCAGTTCAGTTATTACTGCGACGGCAAGCCGGAGCGTCCGGCGGAGAAGGAACCTTGGTCCGTGGCCCTTGATCTGGCGACCATGCTTCTATCGAACAACGTCCAGATAGATGGTCTCAAGGACGTGACGCACTATCACGCCGACTGGGTCAATCCATCGTGGGCCAGTTCCATGGAAAGAAAGAAGCAGATTGGTGAACACATCTTCTACGCTCAGAGAGACGGCACGAAGTGAATCTCACGTGTGTTTTCGTTTACATAGGCTATGCGGACGTTGAGTTGTTTTTGGATGTCTGACCGCACCCGGTATATGCGATGGTACACTTTACGGTTGGGGTTCTTCCGAAATCTGTCTGCCTTTGAGTCAAACAGAAAGACCTCCGCCTCCGGAGTGATGGCGACAACGTCAACAGGACCCTGACTGCTGAGAGGGATAAACACCCACCAATCCTTACGCAGAAGATATTCTGCGAGAATGCTCTCGCAAAGGTCGCCTGTCTGATGTCGATGATTGGGCATTAACACAAGGCTGACAACAAATAATTAAAACATCAAGTCAACAACATATGGTATAAGGGGTTATGGCGAAGAAAGCAGCACAGACATATGAGGGTCGAACCAGGGTGCGGCGGCGCAATCGACCGCACCCGTTCAACATCCGTAAAAAGCTGGGACCAAGGAGCAGCGCCCGTGGTATGCGGAAGCGCAACCGGGGTCAGGGCTGAAGCGCGTCCAGTTCATAACCCAAGGCATTTAAAAGAGCCTCGATTTTGTAGATCGAAGGCTCTTTTATTTTTTGGCGCTCGTAGTTTTCGATTGTATTAACGCCAACACCGGACAGCTTTGACAACTCGGCGCGGGTCATGCCGCTTTCTTTTCGTAGGTCGAGTAGTATCTGCGCCCAGTGTTCTGACATCGGTCAGTGCTTCACCGGGTCTTCTGGGTCAAAGTTTCCCAAAAAATCAACGATGCGTGAGGACCTGTTTATTTCGTGGCTCTCTTCATCATCTACGACGGCCAGCGTGCTTGTCAAAAGCTTCGACATGACATGAAGGATGCCAAGAATACCAACAGCGGCAGCACCGCTCTCAATCGCTACACGGAATAGAACAACGGACTTACCAATCGGATCCAAATCGCCGCGCTCGTAAGTGGCCTTGTTCACTTCTTCGTAGAAGCTGTTCAGGTTTTCGTGATCTTTCATCCTTCAGGCTCCCTTCTCGGACAGCGCCGCGTACATCGACATGACGTTCGCATCACTCGGTGCCTTCTCAGATACCTCTACCAGGAAAGATATCTGTTGAGCTGGCGACCGATGGTTCTTCTCCGCCATGTCCCATAGCTTCTCCCACGTTGGGATCGGAACTGCAACGGACTTGTACTTCTTCGTATCAGGCATTGGATTCTCCTATTTCAGCCATTCTTTCAAATCTTCGCCCATAACCACACTGGCGACATCCATCTTGTCGCGAAGAGCCTTGACGATTCGTTCGTCAATCGTGCCTTCCGCGATCAGATCTATGTAGGTGACATGCTCTTTCTGTCCGATCCGGTGAGCCCGGTCCTCAGACTGCATACGAACAGCCAAGTCAAAGCTGTTCGCAAAGTAGACGACCGTGTTGGCGGCAGTCAGGGTGATGCCGTATCCACCTGTCTGTGGGTTGCCCACAAAGAACCGCGCCTCGCCGTTCTGGAAGCTTTCGATGGCCTCCGACCGTTCCGTGTCCGACGTGTCACCAAAATAACTGACCGTGGACCGTGGGCCATACCTCTTGGTCAGCGCCTTCTCGATACGCTTTATGTCGTAGCGGAACCGCGACCAGATGATGGCTTTACCCTCGACCTCTTCGAGACAGTCCATCAGTTCGTTTAGTCGATGGTCTTTGATCTCTATCGTTTCTCCGCTGTCGGATCGTGTGTGACCGGACAGCACTTGCTGCATCCGTAACAGCTGGGTCATGACGTTGGTCGTGGTCATGAACTCTTCGTCTTCAATGTGCGCCAGCGCATACTCTTTCAGGTCGCGATAGATTCGAGCCTGGTCTTCCGACAGTTGAACGCTACGCCGGGTGTAAATCTTCTTTGGTAGGTCTAAGCAATCATCCTTCATGACGCGGCTGCTGAATGTCTTGAGCAGGCTGGACAGCTCTTCCAAGTTTCGATAGCCGACGATTTGATTGAAGCTGTGTGATCCGACGTTGCGTCGATTCATCACGGCGTATCGATACTGAAACTGAAAGAAGTTGTCACCTGTCTCGCCAAGCAGCCGCTTATCCATAAACCGGCATTGCGACCAGAGATCCATGGGCGATTGCGTGACAGGAAACCCGGTCAGGATTCGACGATACTTCGCCAAGTGCGACATCTGAAGAAGGGCCTTGGTCCGTGAAGCTTTGGGCGATTTGATTGACGTGCTTTCGTCTACCGCTAACAGTGCGTTCGACATCCTCAACACTTCTGTTAGGTACTTCTGTCCCTTCTTCGTGCTGAGTGCCTCCACGTTCATGACCAGTATGCGGAAGCCTTCACTCGGTCGCATGAAGCTGGCTAGATCGACCTTGTCCGCCTTTTTAGGATTCGGGTTCCACGTCGCAGACAACGCGGCCTCGAGACAATCGTCTGGCATGTGGGTGGGTATCTCGGTGCGTGACCAGTTTCGGTACACGCCCTTCGGCGCAATCACGATGAACGTGTCGATCTTGCCGGCCTGATACAGCATCGCCGCCGTATCGATGCACACCTTTGACTTGCCGGTCCCCATCTCCATGAAAAAACCCCAGTTCTCTTTCGACCAGGATTGACGCAAAACATCGTCTTGGTGTTTATAAGGCTTGGTTTTGTACTGATAGTCCATGGTTGGCACTATATATTGCAACTTACCTGTTGCATACCCCTAAATCATGGATTATGGTGTGAAAATCAGAAAGTGAGAGATTGATGGCAACTGTCTACGTAACGCAAGAAAACCCCCGCGTGAATATCGTTTCCGCAAACAAGTGGGGGGACCTTGAACCGCTTACGAATCCCTTCGATCAGATACACGTAAACCCTGGCCGCATCGTGTCGCAGATACGACGCAAGCTACGGAACGTTGGTGATGACGATTGGTTGTTGGCCATGGGTGACCCGGCCATCATCGGGGTAGCTTTTGCCGTTTTTGCGGAACGAAACCACGGTCGTGTCAACATCCTGAAGTGGGATCGTATGGAGAAAACATACTATCCCGTAAAGCTACAGTTGCGCGGCGGTGGCATTGAGAACTTAGCACCTGACGAGGAGATACGGTAATGAGTGATAACGACCTTTGGAAAACGATTGAGGCGGATGCGGAAGCTGACGCTGATGCGTTTAACGATCTGACTACAGAGGGCGCCACCGAGCTGGCGTCGATGATCCGTCACCTCAGTGAGTTGCAGACGCAGCTTGGTGAGGCGGAGGAGCGGTTGAAAGGCCTGAAGCGGCAGATCAACCGTTATACCCACGATCTGATTCCTGCGAAGATGCAAGAGACAGGTCTTGATGAGGCGAAGGTGGGAGGCAACAAGATTAGCCTAGCCACCTATGTGAACGGCACCATGCCGAAAGATCCCTTACAGCGTGACATTGCGTTGTCTCACCTTCGTGAGATCGGCGCGTCTGATTTCATTAAGAATCAGATCAGCGTTGATTTTGCCGTGAGCGAGGACAATCGCGCTCGTGCAATGCAAGCGGATCTGGAATCGCAAGGTTACGACACTGCCGCCAAAACGTGGGTGGAACCCCAGACGCTCAAGAAGCTTATTCGTGAGCGGATGGAATCAGGTCAAGAGATCGACCTAGAACTGTTTAACGCGTCAATTGGAACATATGCCAAGATTAAAGGAGAATCATGATGGCTAAAGCAAACGGAAAACTACCAGCAGAACTCGCCGCCGCGTTTGAAGAGGACGCTTCATACGGCTTTGAGGAAGTCACCTCGTCGGATTTGCAGATACCTTTTCTGCGGATCATTCAGGCGCTGTCCCCGCAGTTAAAGAAAAGCGACCCAGCTTTCATCGCGGGAGCCAGCCAAGGCGACATCTTCAACACGGTGACCAACCATGTGTGGGAAGGCGAAGAAGGCGTGGTCGTTCTGCCGGTGCATTTCCAGATGAAGTTTTTGGAATTTGTACCTCGAACCCAAGGCGGTGGTTTCTTGGGCGAGATTGCAGCGGACTCACCGGACATCCGGGCTGCGGTTCGCGACAAGGATAGCGGCATGGAACTTCTGCCGAGCGGTAACGAGCTTGTTCGCACCGCGCAGCATTACGTCAAGATCGTTCACGAGGACGGCAATCTTGAGAATGCCATCGTTGACATGAAGAAGACGCAGCTGAAAAAGAGCCGCCTTTGGTTGTCTATGATGATGATGCAGAAGCACAACGGCAAGACGATGCCGTCGTTCGCCAACACCTACCGTCTCAAGTCAGTTGAAGATGGTAACGACAAAGGTTCCTGGGGGTCTTGGAGCATTGCAATGGAAGGCACTGTGCCTTCCCTAGAAGCTTACAACGACTGTAAGGAACTGCATTCGTCTATCAGTTCGGGAGAACTGAAGATTGCTCCGCCGCCGCAGGAAGTTGAGGTGATTGCGGATCAATCCGAAGAAGTGCCATTCTAGGTGCGTGGGACCCGCTTAATCGCGGGTCCCTACTTTTTCATGGAAGATTTAGCACAAAGGTTCCTTGACCTGTTTTCCGGGTCGCAAGGAGCCCATGGACAGACAGACGTTTTAGGTCGTCAGCGGAACGGCAAGCAACAGGCGAAGTATGAGATCGTCCGTCAACCGTTGTCCGTGGACCACGTTCAAGATCACTTGGACGGACGACTAGGTGTCGGGTCGATACCAATCGATGAAACGAACAAGTGTCAGTTCGGTGCGCTGGACATTGACGACTACAACCTCAATCTTCCGCTTCTACTGGCCAAGGTCAAAAGGTTCAAGCTGCCCCTGATTCTGTGCCGATCCAAGTCTGGGGGCGCTCATTTGTTTTTATTTATGTCAGAGCGGATTGCAGCGTCCGAGATGCGCGACCGTCTGGCCGAGTTTGCCGCAGCGTTGGGTTGGGGCAACTGCGAGATATTTCCGAAGCAGGAAGAATTGCTGGCGGAGCGCGGCGACGTGGGTAACTTTATCAATCTGCCCTATCAGAACGCGAAGTACACCACCCGATATGCGCTGAAGAAGAACGGCGACTCCATGTCACTGGAGGAGTTTCTGGCGGCAGCGGAGAAGGCGCGGATCACCGCCAAGCAACTGGCGGGTATATCCTTGGGGGGCGACAGCGCAATCCTGCCGGATGGACCGCCTTGCCTACAGCAGCTCACCGAGTTTGGTACGCCGGAGGGCGGTCGCAACATGACGCTCATGAACATTGGCGTTTACTACAAACAGGCCGCTCCAAACGATTGGAAACAACTGCTTGAGAAGCATAACCAGGATTACTGCAATCCGCCGCTGCCAGCGCGTGAAGTGGTCGTTGTGCAAGAGCAGCTGGAGAAGAAGGAGTACTTCTACACGTGCAAGTCGGAGCCCTTGCATAGTCACTGTAACAAGTCTCTTTGTCGGTCGCGGAAGTTTGGGGTGGGGGATGCGAACTCGCACGTCCCTGTCGGTGGCCTGACGGTTGTGGAGTCGGAGCCTCCTGTCTGGTTCGTGGACGTGGACGGTGCCCGGCTGGAGTTGTCTACCAAGCAGCTACAGATGCAAGTGGAGTTTCAGAGGGCTTGCATGGAACAGATGTACAAGATGCCGGCACGGATGAAGGAATCGGATTGGCGAGATCTGGTGGACAGTTTGCTCAGTGACGCGACGAGGATATCGGTGCCGGAGGAACTTACCCAGAAGGGCTTGTTCACGGAGTTGCTGGAGAACTTCTGCACTTCGAGGATTCAGGCACACAGCCCAGAAGAACTGCTGACAGGTAAACCGTGGACCGAGGACGGTGTTACGTACTTCAAGCTTAGTTCTCTACAGGATTTTTTGAAGCGCAATAATTTTACGCAGTACACGCGGGGTCAGATTACCGAGCGTCTGAAGGAGATGAACAACGGGACGGAGTCGGATAAGACCTACAGGTTCCGCGACAACAACGATAACTGGAAGTCGGTGCGGGTTTGGTTTGTACCGGAGATGCATCGTGGTGAAGTGGACCTTCCAGAGGTGACGTTTGAGCCAGAGGATCCACCGTTTTGACAGACCAACACGAAACCATCCTTGGTCCACCAGGCACTGGCAAGACGCAGACCAACTCCAACCGGATACGAGAGTGCATCGAACAGGGCATCGCCCCAGACCGCATTGCTTGTGTTTCGTTTACTCGTAAGGCGGCAAAGGAAAGCCGGGAGCGCGTATGCCGCGATTGGGGCATTGATGAGAAAGACATGCCCTACTTCCAGACGCTGCATTCCATGGCGTTTCGATCCGGTGGCTACAGCTCCGATGATGTTCTGAGCGGCAAAGACATGAAGGAGATCGGTCAGGCGGTAGGCATACCCTTCGGTAGCAAGTCCGGAGGCGATACCGAGTCAGACTTCGACACGTTGAGCTTGGCCAAGGGTGACTTCTACATGAGCCAGTATCACCTGTCGCGGAGTAAGGGACTAAGCCTCGAAGAGATGCACAGGCGTCTTGGGGACTACAACGTCGATTGGCCGGAGTTGAAGCGTCTTGTCTTGGCCTACGAAGATTACAAGCGTGTTCGTAAGAAAATCGATTTCACGGACATGATTACGAACTTCATCAAGTCGGGCGATGGGCCAGACATAGAGGCTCTGTTCGTGGACGAGGCGCAGGATCTGTCTACCCTTCAGTGGTCCATGGTCAATGTTCTCCGGAAGAAGCCCCGCATACAGGTATTCACGGGCGATGATGACCAAGCCATCATGGGATTCCAAGGCGCGGATGTAGGGGCCTTTCTAAACGCAACCGAAAAGAAGACGGTCCTTGAGCAATCGTACCGGCTACCCAAGACGGTGTGGGCGGAGGCTCAGAACATCGTTAGCCGGATTGAAGGTAGAGCCCCAAAGCAGTGGCGGCCAAGGGACGAAGAGGGCAGCTACCACGTACATCAGAGCATTTGGGATGTCCCATTTGATGAGGGCGAGTGGTGCGTCATGGCGCGGACCAACCGGATCGCTTCGCATTACGCGCAAGCTTTGCGCGATGAGGGTTGGGTTTACAGCCGCAATGGTCACCCCAGCATTCCGACAAAGACATACGAGGCACTGCACGATTGGGAGCAATGGTCCAAGGGAGAGCCGCTGACGCCCACGAAGATCCGGAACGTCTACACCTTCATGGAGATGGGCCACGGCTACTCACGGGGCTTCGGAGCGCGTTCCAAGGCCCTTTTGGGATTGGACCCGGAAGCAGAGATCGGGATGTCGGAAGCGCGGGACAAGCTGGGCCTGTTATTGGATGGATCTGTGCGGTGGCATCGGGCGTTGTCCAAGATCGACCTCGATACGAAGAACTACGTCCTTAATGCGTTGAAACGAAAAGATAACGTGCGTAATCCGCGAATAAAGGTTAGTACTATACATTCTATGAAAGGCGGCGAGGCGGATAACATTCTAGTGGTTCCGGACCTATCTTATGCCGCGTACAAGGAGTATATGGGCAACCCGGCGACCGAGCATCGGGTGTACTACGTCGCGGTGACCAGAGCCAAGAAGGCGCTCCATATCATGCTGCCGGAAACAAACAGGTACTACGAGATATGAAACCCAGCGAGTTTCTTGAGACGGCAGCGGCTCTGGTAAGCGGAGACAGAGCGGAGCAGTACGGAGACTACACAGATATGCACCAAAGGGCGGCGGACCTGTGGACCGCGTACCTAGAGACAGACATATCAGCGGAACAGGTCGCCTTCTGCATGACTTTGCTGAAGGTGGCTCGAAACGAAAAGGGCAAGATAAAATCGGATAACGGTGTAGATGCTTCCGCATACACCGCTTTGTGGGCGGCGATAATGGAAAATAAAGATGCGTGAAGACTTATTTGATGAGAAGGTCTGGTTTCCGCCGGAACACCTACCGGACCTGTCCGGCGAGAAAATTATTGCCATAGACACTGAAACAAAGGATCCGCATTTAAGAGACTTGGGGCCAGGGTGGGTTAGAAACGATGGAAACCTTATAGGGATTTCTGTCGCCGCCTCTGAGTGGAGCGCCTACTTGCCGATT